GTAAGTGGTCTCTCGGTGTTGACAATTTTAAATTCTAAGGTTATATAAACTTCATTTGCATCTGAATAGTCATCAACTCTTACATCAATAATACTGACTCTTGGTTCAAAATTATTGATCACATCAATGACCGCTCTCTGGAGCATAACATTAAACATTGGTCCAGGTAGATCGAATAATAACTGTCTAATAGGAGATCCAATTTCGCTGTGAAATGGTCTCTCATAGTTTCTGGTCAATAATAGATTTTTAACAGATTGTTTGATTGCGTCTTCATCAAATCTACGAGTTATATCTCCAGTCACTGGATGTGCAGTGAAGTTAAGATCTAAATCCGAGAAAATTCTTGTATTTCTTGCCATATCGTTTATTTAGGTTATTCTATGAAAGTGTTAAAATCTTCTCCACCAACTTTGTCTCCATCTGCAATATCGTCTCCATATCTGGCTACTGCTTTACCTTCGAAGAAAGTTTTAGAAGATCCAGTTACAATTTCTCGTTGGGCTGCACTATGAGTAACTAATCCTACCTGATGTGGTTGATATTGGTCTCCTACGAGTGCTATTCTCATTCCCTGCACAAAAGTTTTAACTGCCTGATTCTTGTAAGTTAAAGGAGTCGCTGTTCCATCTATACCCTGAGACAAATCTCCCTCTTTAGCAAATCCACCCATGTTTAACTCTTCTTAGGAGGAGCAGGAATATCTTCAAGCAGAATAAATCCGCCATTTACATTCCCTTTATAAACTGAATCATTTACCATAGTGAATGCTTGTTTTCTTCTAGAGTTAGCATTGTAAGATACATGAATCCAGCAGACATTTGGATAACGATATTCTAAGATTATTTGATCATATGGAAGAACTTTTTCTAGTAAAACGGCAATATCATAAGTCTTTTTATACTGCTGAAAATCTCTAGTTTTTGGCATAATACCAATATCAAATGCTCTGCCCTTAGGATGGTCAGATGTTGGAGACTCACCTCCAGTTAATCCTCTCAAACGATAACCTGAGTTAATCATCCATGTTTTGTTTATACCATCTATTCCTCTAGGTAAAACTTGTAATGCTGGTTCCAAAAGATTTTGACAAGTCTGGGCTAGATTACATACAATTTCTGACACAGTGTATAGTTTTTCTGGACCAGTTTTAGAATCTTTTAACATCTGATCAACTAACTTATGTTTACCACCAGTACCACCTTCCATTAACATACCCAAAACAAAGTTAGTTGACATTCTAAAATCATTCGTAAAGTTTTTAGTATTATAGATGATTTGGCAATCAACAGGAACAGTTGTCTTATTACCCTTGGTTGGAGGTGCAGCATCTACTGGAGCAACTGGCGCAGGATTTGCTACACCCTCTGCTTTTTGTTCTTTGTTTATTATTGCACGACCTTCTGGAGTATCAAAGTCAGATGGTGTTTCTGCTCCAGCCTTCTCTTCAAATGCTCTTTCTCTTGGAGCTTCATATGGTATGAATTTTAAAGTAGGTGTTCCAATATCAGGTGGGGTGAGAGCAACTGGTTGAACCACAACAGTTTCAGTTCCATCTGCACCATTACCAAATTGTCCTTGTGTATAATCTGCGGAAAGAGTTCCACCAACTTTAATATCCATACTACCAGTGGATTGTAAATTAACTTTACTAGAGCCTAGCATGTTAATAGATCCAGATGAAACAAGACTATATTCTTTGGCACTAAGGCTAAGGTAGTTATCGGCTAGATGATTTATGTTTGCAGCTTGAACATTATAATCTCCAGCAACTTTAAGATTAAAATTACCACCAACAGCCATGTTAACATCACTATAAACACCAACAGTTAAAGTGTCACCAACATTAACTACTGCACTACCTTCTACTTGAATATTAGCCTGATTACGAGCATAAATGTTTGTATTACCTTCTACTGTAATATTCAACTCTCCAGCAACAGATACGCATCCATTTTTATCCATGATGATATAATTGTCACCAATAATATAATTGATTTGAGATCCAGAAGGATCTATTTCACTAAATGTTCCTGAACGATGATATGTATGAATTCTTTCGTATCCTGGAGTATCATCAAATTCTTGTACATGTCCAGATTCTGTTTCTAATACTTTATTAAATGGATATTGTGCACCATAAGCAGCTTCTGGTTGATCCCAATTTCCTCCATTGTTGGCTTTTGGTACTGTTCGTTTTCTTAATGCATCTTTTTTCTTAAGCACTGTACCATCAATAATACCTCGTGCTAAACGATTGGTGTCAGGTTCACCAACATAATCTTTTAGTGGATACTTATTATTTGGATCTCTGAACCCAATAGTATCAGATCCAGTCTTAACAGACTCGGCAGATGGTTGAGGTAAAGTAACTACACCTACTGGTGGTTGATCTATTTTAGCTGGACCAGCATCTTTCTCACCACCAACTTCTGATGAATACCCATAAAAATACTCATAATAAGATTTTTTAAGTTCTGCGATAGCTGGAGTGTTGTTACCAACTTTTGCTTTAGCTGCATAAAAATATCCAGGATGAGCATTAGGACTGATACCAGATGGAACATTTAATTTAAGAAATAGTGCAGCAATAACTGCTGCTGCATTTATATCATTGTTTATAGAATCTGGATCATTAACAATGTTAAGATTGTATCCATATTTTGCAGCTTCTTTTTGGAATCGTTCATAATTAGGTTTACCAGTTAGCTGAATAAACCCTCTTCCGTAATACTTTCCACCTTCATCCGCAGTTTTATTACCAACTAATTTTCCGTTACCATTTGGACCATATGCCCATGAGAAAAATTGATAACGAGTCAGTCCTTTTTTTCTAGCATTAGAATATTGTTCTGCTTCTGCGTCTGTGGCAAATTTAAAAATAGTTTTCAAATATGCAGGTTTGCTATATTGGTAATCTTCATCATTTGGTGTAATCCAACGACTCTCACCTCCACAAATACCTAGCAATGCACACTTCTGTTCTTTAGTTGTTAATCCAACTTTATCACATGCCTCAAGCAGTGCCTTAATACCTAGAGTAGAAAGAGTAGTATTTGGAGATTCTTTTGGAGGTGGTACTGTGGGTATAGATGAATTTACAGGAGTTTTCTTTAAAGTATCTTTAGGTGCAAATGGATTTATACTGTTTATAAAGTCATTAACTTTAGTGCTTGTTATTGCTTCTAAGTTAGATGGTGCAGCCTCAAAAGTTACAATGTTTTCTTCATATTTTAAAACTGGTTTACTAATTGTAATTTTAGTACCACTATCAATAGAAACAATGGTTGTTTCTGCTGGAATACCAAAAGCCACAACTTTCATGTTTGGCTTTAAGTCTTTTGTTAAATTAGTAGCATCATATTCTGGATCATAGAATGTTAATTGCACTCCAGTGGTTGGTCCAGGAATAGTTCTTAATGATATCTTTTCTACCTTTACTGTAGAACTAATTGGTGTATTATCATCCGCATCGATTGGTGCTGGTGTAGAAGGAATTCCTCCAACTGTACCAATCATAATTGGTTGTTGGTGATTATCATCCGCAAAGATAACAATAACAGATGTTCCTTCAACTGGTCCAATCGGAGATGAACCAATTCCATTCATTGCAGCAGAAGTAACTGGCTGCATTGGGTGTGCCCATGGTAAATCAGCAGTTGGTAATTGAGACTTATCATGAGTGTGTAGCCCAACAACTCGGACTTGACAACGACCAAGTTTTAATGGATCAATTCTATTTTCTACAACACCATAGTAAAAATTCATTATTTGTTCCTATTCATATCCATCTGAGAAGATTCTTTAATTAGTTGCATATGGCACTCATGTTTTTCTCTATCAACATGGTGATTTATAGCTGCAATTAAATAGTATCCTGAAAACATTTTATCAGTTGTATCTTTATCTTTAACAGAAAAGGGTTCTATTCTATTCAAAACTACTCCAACTTTTTGACCAACTGTATAATCTGTTCTTCCTGGAACTGTGATATCTAATTTATTCGCTTCTGCTAATTTCATTGTTGAAATTCGCTGTTGAAACGATTTAGCATTAGTGACATCTTCAAAACCATTAAAGTTACCAAAATCTTTTGGAAAATTAATAAGAGTAGAGTTTGCTCTAAAGATGGCTCTATCAGAATTTACTGGATACTTATTTAAATGCTTTTGATTTGGGAATCGATCAAACATATTGTAGTTTTTAACTGAGTATGTTTTCTTCGTAACATCGTACATAATTTGTCTTGATGATAACATACCATTACTAATTCTATCCATGTAATCGTATGCTACTGGAATACTAATATCAGTAATCCTTTTAAAATCTTCATTTACATTTCGAACATCTTTTCCACTCGGTAGTTTATCACGAGTATATTTGTCATAGGTAAATTCTTGATACATCTTACCTTGATACAATTGTTCTAAACTAATAAAATAGAATCCATCTCTATTCTCAAAGAAAACATAGTTTGGAGTCTTATTCGTATTCACTGCATGTTCACATAAGTACTGGATGTTTTTAACTGGTGACCAATAGTTAGAAATATATTTTACATTGCTTAAAGTTGGTTCAACAAAAACTTTCTTTTTAGTTTCTAATCCAAAAACTTTATCTTCAAGAAATGGTTTAACTAAATTTGAAACTTTATCTCCAAAAACACGACTAACTTTTTTATTAAGATCAGTTATAGCCTCAACAGAAACAAAGTGCATTTGATAAATTACGGAACGATCTCCAAGTAATTCTCTGTCTGTAAGTTTATAAATGTAATAGTTACCCTTAAGACCATTAACTTTACCAGCCAAACCTGGAGTTGTTATGTCTAACTCAAGGTATTCTTCACCGATAAATGGGAATAGGTTAATAAAATCTAATGATTCTTTAACAATTATACTACCAGTTATAAATGGCGAGAATAAATCTTCATAAAATTGCACAGTTAAAACTTGAGTGGTGATGTCCTGCCCAAATCCTTTTTGAGTAGTTATTTTAACCTTGTTAATGCTGACATCGCCAGCAAATCTCAATTGTTGACTAGAAGCCATTATATCAATTCTTTAAATTGTGTCAATACAGTCGTTATTAATTCTGGAGAGATTATTTTAATTCTTCTTTTGGATTCATTTAAAGATCTTTCATAATCATCATTAGATACTGCTACTGCACCTGTGGCAGTTGAATTTACAATAAATCCATCTGCATTGACATAATGTTTAGTTGCGTATCGTTGAGATCCATAGGTATCTACAATATGTTTTTCCAATGCATATTCAGTTAATGGAAAGTCAGAGATATAATCATGTTTTTGATTTGCCAACATAATGATCCAGTGGTATTCAGGATCACCATATATTTTCTCAGCAATAATCTCTGGAGTCTCTCCATCAACAATATCATACTCATCATAAAGAGCAATATTTTCTAACAGTTCTTTTCTGAAACGAACATTTCTAGTTATATCAGTAGTGACTGCAGTTTTTGTAGTATTACCATATTTGAAGTCGTATAAAAACTTTGGAAATTGATCGAAGTACATTATAGACCCTCTGAAATTTTGTCTTTGGTAAGAAGAGCAAGTTCTTGGAACATCATAGTCACATTAATCTGTGTCGGCATACCATTTGCAAATGTAGTGAATGCACCATTGGGTGTATAATTTACTGACATCTCTTTTAATACGCAAGATGTATGACGATGAATGTTCTGATTTTCTATTCCATTGTTATAGTAAAAGATATCAAACTCAGATGGATAAATGTAAATAAAATTATTGTTATCTTTAAACTCAGGATGCATATGATACTTAAAGGTTTTAATAATGTTTAAAACATTGGCAGCTTCTTCTGCACTTCTAGGAAAGAATTGATAATCAAAACTAAACGATCTAAAATCAACTCCCTTAAATATTTGTTCCTTTTTAGGATTTGATGCCATACCCGTTGCAGCGGATAATCCTGCTGCGTTTGGACCTTTTGATGATAATGCCAGATTTGTAATGATAGCTTGTGCTGGCTCTGCTAATCCTTTGGCAGATCCCGCTGAAACTGCAGCTAATAATTCTTCAGAAGCAGTAGTTGCCATTTGAAGAGCACCTGTATCTTCATCACCCCACTGCATACCATATCTAATCTGTAACTGATTTGGTACATGCATGGCAATGGCAGTCTTTAATCTTTTCTGGGCACGAGATGCTGATGCAGCCATTGTTGTTGTCGTTACTGCACCAACTTCAGCTAACACAGCTGCAGTTCCAGCAACTTTACCGACACCCAATGCTTCTCCGAGAACAGCACCGCCAGCGATTAATCCAGTCTGTGCTGCAAGTAGCTTTCCAGTTGTTAAATTTTGAGCAATCAGATCTCCACGATCTCTTGGTGTAATATTTTCTACAAAATTATCTGCAGTTAATGATTTTGCTAGTTTAGAATCAACAGCAATATTAATATAGAATATAACATAGTTTCCACCGTACTGTGTACCATTATCTGACAATAAATCGCTTGGATACATATGTTGTTTTACTTGATAAGGAGATGTTTCAGCATTTCCTTTATGTAGTTCTGCTCCTCTAGTACTACCCATATAAGGAGGAGCACTAAGTGATGTTGCTTTATCTCTAACAGCTTGTACAGCTGAAGATGCTTGATTTCTAAGATCTGATGGGATTGACATTTATTGGGTTTACCCTAAATATGGTTATTGTTATCCTAATTAGTTATTTATGTTCCACAAGAGAAAGTATATTCCTATATTCCCAGAAAAATATACAGGGGATCCTTCAAACATTATTATGAGATCCAGCTGGGAAACAAGATTCGCTTCATGGTGTGATAAAAACCCTAGTGTATTGAAGTGGAGTTCTGAGGAAACGATTATACCATATAAGTGTCCAACAGATAATCGAATTCATCGATATTTTGTGGATTTTAAGATTACCGTAACTACAGGTAAAACCTATCTGGTTGAAGTTAAACCAAAAATACAAACCCAACCACCTATTTATCCTGGAAAGAGAACCCAGAGATATTTACAAGAGTCTCTATCATTTATGAAAAACCAAGCAAAATGGGAAGCAGCAAGCGAGTTTGCCAAAGATCGAGGATGGGAGTTTAAAATTATAACCGAACACGAGTTGGGGCTAGCACCTAAATAAGAGTATGGCTCAAAAATCACCAATGCTCGATGTATTCGAACGAAACAAATATGACTTAGCGACTAGCGTTAAAAAGTCTAAAGGATGGTTCGAACAACAAGTCACTCTGCTGACTAAGCAACAACTCACTCCAGCGAAAGTGCTAAATGGTAATACAGATCAACTAGTCACTAGAATTATGCCTGGAAGACTATACATGTATGGCTATGATCCTAAAGGTAAAAAAGAGTTACCTTACTACGATAGATTCCCTTTAGTATTTCCATTTAGTAGAACTCCAGATGGATTTATGGGGCTAAACATGCATTATCTTCCGTATCATCTAAGGATTAGACTC